GAGTTTACCAAGGCTAAGTACCTTGAAAACACTCTACGTGCAAAGTTCCTTGGCGATGAAGATGCAGCGATGTATGTTCGCGCTGCCGATAACGAAACAACAACTGCTCCTGGCATGATTCCAACCCGTCAGCTAACAGAAATTGTTAACCCACTATCTAACGCAGATCGCGGTGTAATTGATGCAATCTCACGCGGCACTCTACCTGATGCAGGTATGTCTTTTGAGATTCCAAAAATTACAGCCGTTCCAACTGTTGATCAAATTAATGAGAATCAACCTATTACTGATACACAGCTAACTGCTTCTTATATTACAGTAAGCGTAAAGCCATTCAAAGGCCGTTCTATCACAACTGTTGAACTCATCGAGCGCAGCAGCCCTACTTTCTTTGATGAGCTTGTACGTCAAATGGAGTTTGCTTACGCAAAAGATACAGATTCATTTGTTGCTACTGCAATCCAAGGCGCAGGTACTCTAAACGCAAATGCAAAAGCAAACAGCGCAACAGGTCTTCTAGAATATATTGCTAGTGGAGCTGCCGCCGTTTACACAGCATCACTTGGTTTTGCACGTAACCTTCTTGTTACCCCTGATCAATGGGCAAACATTATGAGCTACAACGATGCAGGCCGACCAATTTACAATGCAGCAAACCCACAAAACGCAGGTGGAGCGGTATCACCACAAAGCCTACGTGGAACTGTTGCAGGTCTTGACCTATACGTATCACGTAACTTCACAGGTTCAGGTGGAGATGGAACTGCTGATTACTCAATGGCAGTAATTAACCCTGAATCATACACATGGTATGAATCACCACGCTTCCAGCTACGCACAAATGTGAATAGCGATGGAACTGTTGACCTTGGCTACTATGGTTTTGGCGCACTTGCCACCAAAGTTGCTGCTGGTGCAAACTGGTTTAACAAGTCCTGATCTAACTAACTAGATCGTAGAGTTACCCCGGCGCACAGCCCTTGCGCCGGGGCTAACATTAGAAAGGAAAGACAATGCCTGCAACATACGTAACTGAAGCGGAACTTCGTTCTGCCCTTGGCATTGGTGCTTTATACAGCTCAGCAGTAGTGGAAGAATGCTGCCAAGCAGCAGAAAACGTTGTAAAAACCAAACTGTGGTTTAATACAGCTTCGGTAGTTGCAACAGAATTAACCGACAATGTAGCAACACTTTACACAAACGTACCACATCAATTTAGCATTGGGCAGACAGTTACAGTTACGCATAGCGGTGCAACATTTAACGGCTCGCACACTATAACTGATACAAAACAATACAAAATCAGTTATGCGTTAGTCGCAGCGAATCAAATAAAATTTGAAGTGCAGCCTGTAGGCACAATAACAGCACCCAACACTTATCATAATTATGCGGCATTACCTGAAGTCAATTTAGCATCTTTGATGATTGCGGTTGACATTTGGCAGGCTCGTCAAGCTTCAAACGCTGGTGGCATTTCACCAGACTTTCAACCTTCGCCGTATCGCATGGGCAATACTCTAATGGCACGTGTTCGCGGTTTACTTGCGGATCACTTAGCGCCGGGCGGTCAAGTAGGATAATGTCAGCAATCTCTACCCTACGGGGAACAATCGCAACCGCGCTAACTGACAATACGGCGTGGCAGGTGTTTTCCTTCCCACCTGCCACACCGCTTGCTAATAGCATTGTGGTACAGCCTGATGATCCATACATTGAGCCAAGCAACGACCATTACAAAACCATCAAGCCTAAGGTTAACTTTAAACTAATAGTGCTAACACCTATGTTTGATAACCAAGGCAACCTAATTAACATTGAAGATTATTACCTAAATATAGTAAATAAGCTGGAAGCATCGTCAATTGCATACTCAATTGGCACTTTCAGCGCCCCAGCGGTCTTAACCGGAACAGCAGGAGATCTGTTGTCCGGTGAAGTATCAATCAGCGTTCTATCCGATTGGAGCTAAAACATGGCTGATGTAGACAAAGAACGCGAGGCTTTCCTTGCCAAAATTGGCCAAGTAGAGCTAAGCGAAAAAGCACCAAAACCAACAACTAAGAAAGATGAGGAATAGCAATGGCTGTTTTTCTTAATAACAAAGTTGGTCTTAAGATTAACGCTGTTGATCTGAGCGACCACGTAACAAGCGTTACACTTAATCAGGCAGCAGATGAGCTTGAAGTTACCGCTATGGGCGATACAGCTCACAAGTTTGTAAAAGGCTTGGAATCTGGAACGCTAACTGTTTCATTCTTGAATGACACAGCAGCAACAAACGTAATGGCAACTCTCCGCGCAGCATTTGGCACAACTGTTGCCGTAAAAATGCTACAGGAAAAGCTAACTACTGTTGGTGCAACCAATCCGCTTTACACCTTTGATATTTTGGTCAATAACCTGACCCCGATCAATGGTGGCGTTGGCGATATTGGAACACAGGACATCACCTTTACGCTAAACTCTGTTGTAACGATAGCCGACAGCGGCACGTTCTAATTTAACAAAGGGGCAAAAATGGCAAGAATAATAGTAACAAGGGCTGATGGAACTAAGAGCACACACTCAATAAGTCCATCTGTTGAATATGCATTTGAGCAGCAGTTTCGCAAAGGCTTTCACAAAGCTTTTCGTGAGGATGAAAAGCAAGAGCATATCTATTGGCTTGCATGGGAATGTCTACGCCGCGCAGATGCGCCTGACGTCAAACCTTTTGGCGCAGCGTTTCTTGAAACCCTAGCTGCGGTTGATGTGGTGTCAGACGATTCCCCAAATGGCTAACGCGCGATTCCTTCACGTATAGAGTTGCTCAGTTGAGCATCCATACTGGGATCGCGCCTAGCGAGTTTATTAACATGGACACAGATTTGCTTAAGGCTTTTTACGAAGTCTTAAAGCAGCAGGCAAGAGAGCGAGAGAATGCCAACAGAGGTAAAAGGGGTCGTAGAGGCTAGGAAGATTTTGCGTAAACTAGCTCCTGAAACCTTAAAGGCATATAACAAAGAAATTGCTGCGCCTTTAAAAGCGATTACCCAGGCAGCGCGCAATGATGTGCCAGGCACAATAGATAACCTATCTCGCTTTAATTATCCAGGCTATGAGCGCAAGAGTCGTACTGGTCGCAACCGCGCTTTTCCTAGCTTTGAAGCCAATGTAGTTAGACGTGGCTTGACTTATTCGTTAGCAAAAAGTAGAAGCAATAGAAGTGGCTGGTCATCGCTTGTCAGTTTACTAAACAAATCTGCATCTGGTGCAATTATAGAAACTGCTGGAAGGCAAAACAGATATGGCAGCTCGCAATCAAAATCTAATAACCCTGATGCCGGTAGAGAGTTTATTGCTAACCTAAATAATGGCATTGGTAGCCTAGAGCAGACCGGACGCACAGCTAAGACATCTGGTCGTTTGATGGGTAGGAACTTGGCTGAGGATCAAGGCAAAGCCAAGGCCACAATTTTAAAAGTATTGCAACAAGTAGCAAGTAATGCCAATGCTGAGATAGCGAGGTTGTAACGTGGCAATTGTATTTCCTATAGTCACTAGCTACAACGACAAAGGAACCAAGAAGGCAGATGATGCCTTCACCAAGTTAGGCAAGAAGTTCCTTGCCGTATTCTCAGTTACTAAAGTTGTACAGTTTGGCAAGGCTTCTGTACAGGCGTTTAGCGATAGCACAAAAGAAGCGCAATTACTAGCCACACAGTTAAACGCGGTCAACCTAGGATTTGCTTCACCATTTATTAATGATTTTATAGACAAGTTAGAATTGGCTACCGGCGTTGCAGGCGACAAGTTAACTAATGCATTTATCAGCCTATCTCAGGCTACAGGTGATGCAAGCACAGCACAAAAGATTTTAACAACTGCTTTAGATGTTAGCCTTGGAACTGGCAAAGATTTACAGACAGTAAGCAATGCCTTACAACGAGCATACAAAGGCGAAACAACAGCCCTAGCACGTTTACGCATTGGCTACACTACAGCTGAGCTTAAAGGCAAGAAGTTTGATGAGGTATTAGAGGATCTACAGACTAGGTTTGATGGCGCAGCAGGTAAAGCAACAGATACCTTTGCAGGCAAGATGCAAAGACTTGCAGCAGCAGTTGAGCAAGCCAAAGAAGCATTTGGAGAAGGTTTAGTATCTGGACTTGAAGATGCCGATGTCAGCATTGAGGAATTGCAAGAAGGCATCATAAACTTAGGTAAAGCACTAGGTACTTTAAGCGCAGCAGTAGTTGAGTTTGGCAAAGATGCAGAAGATACTTTTAGGGGCATTACAGAAAGCAAAGCAGCTAAAGCTGTGATGGCTTTGTTTGAAGGTTTGGTGCGAGGCGCTGGCTTTATAGTTACCGGTGAGCTAGTTCCTACTATGGATTCAGCAAGTGCTAGGTTAGCTGGTCAGCAAGCAAGAAAAGAAGCAGAACAAAACAGGGCTAGGCTAAGAGCGCAAAACGCATTAACAAAAGCTGAAAAGCGAACAGCCATAGAAAAATTAAACAATGAAAAGAAAATTACATCTGAGAAGAAAAAACAGAATATAGAATCTAAAATTATTGATGAAATCAATAAGCGGTTTGAAATGGATCGTATACAAATTGCTGCTGCCCTAGGCGGTCAGATTAATGACGTAGAACGCCTACGCTTAGAATTAATGCAAGCCATTCTTGATGAGGATGTAAAGCGAGCCATTATTCTTGAAGGTCAGTTAATTAAAGCTGAGGCTGCTGCTGCTGAGTTGGCATTGCTATTAGATAGCCTAGATGAAATGGTTGGAAATCCGTTTGCTGATTGGCCTGGCACAATTACACGCATTCAGGAATTGCTTAAGACACTTAAAATCAAAATACCTATTGAAACCCTATTTGCTGAAAAGGGGCTACGCCTAGACCAAGAGAAGATGACAGTTACCAAGCTTGATCGGATGGATGTAAATGCTACCAATGTTTACATTAATGGCGAAAGGCCCCTTGATAAGTTTGTTAATCCATTTATACCGGGAACTTTAGAACATGCTGTAGAAGAGGGTGTAAAAGCAGACTTGGCTGAATCAGATGCAGCCGCTTTATTAGCAGAATCTGAAGCTGAAGCAGCCCTAATTGAATCTGAATTAGCGTTGCGAGAAGCAGAAAATGCAATTAGGGAAGCTGAATTGGCTGCGCTTTTTGCCAGATTAGGTTTAGATGCTGAAGGA